CTCTTTGTTGAGCGCAATCAGAATGCCTATCCAAAGGTGTTCACTAACCATGTCGAGAGAAACTGGCCCAAAGCTAGTGAAACTACGACCCTTGCTGGTTTCGAGAGTGTTGTCGATAAAAATCTTGTCCATTTGTGTTATATGAGAGAGACAAGGATGGAAAGATAATTCAAGAAACTGGTACATGGGGCAACATGTTTCCGACGGGAGGATCAATGTGGAATATGCAAATGCATTATATACCAAAGATCCAAACGACAGATTATGAGCTTAGGACCAGAAGACATCCTGGTGTGGGAACAGGCGTTGGACGATTCTGTATAGATAAATCCAATGTGTATCCCATTCCTGGCAGTGACATGTGCCAAGTTGATCTCAAGGCGAGCAGTTACCGGTTTTCAGCCTTTATGGTTGATAAGATGGAGGACCATCTGGTCCAGCATCCAGAGCCTAAACAGGAATTCAAACCTATTGAGGCTTACATGTACCATCTTTCAACCGAGGATGCCACAGGTTGTAATACAAGGGGCGTCCCTGTCGATAAGGAGCTACTACCACCATCAATGTCCAAGAGAAAGTTGACCATCACAGGACTTGAGAAGACGTATGTGAGAGGCATTGGACATTTTGAGATGATGAGGTACGATGGTGAATATCATGAAGGCATGTGTGGCTCATTGATTGTCTCTGCAGGGCGAAATCCTGTAATTTTGGGAGTACATGGAGCTGGAGATCCTGGTGAAGGTGGTGCAGGTTACCGCCTTTGTAAGGAGATCCTCCCATGTGTCGACACTTTGCAATATGCGAGTGCCAGTCCCCTCCCAGAGACAATTATGGGTAAAGTAGTGAACTTGTCCCCAAACGTACATCAATTTAACCCAGTGCATTATTTGGAATCTGATGACAATAACCTGTTGGTAGCTGGTCAACATGACCTGCCGCTGACTAGTTTTAGTTCAGATGTTATCGAGTCACCTCTCCTACCATTAATGGTGAAGGAGATGGATTACGAACCAAAGCATGCACCACCACCACGGAAGGCTGCGAGGCCTTCTAGACATAGGCATATGAACGGAACAACCCGATCACAACCACCAGTCCAACCCAAATTTGTGAAAGTCGCATTGGAAGATATGAAAGCTAAACTGAAGGACCTCGTTCAGAGGGATGATTTTAAGAAGCACGTTCATACTATCACAGTCAAAGATGCTCTCAATGGAATTCCAGGTCTCAAAGGGTTTGAACCTGTGAATCCCAACACGGGCATTGGTTTTGGATTGGGTGGACCCAAGTATCGCTACATGATGTCCAATGATCCAACCACCGTTAAATTTGTTTCGGAAGAGACGATGGAAGATGGTGAAAAGGTCTACACCTATGAGATCGTTTTCGATCCGACAAAGTATGATCTTGACACCAATCTGGAGGATTTGGCTATGACCTTGCTTGGTGGTGATCGTGTCAATATCATTTACCAGAACCATCTTAAGGATGAAAGTTTGACATTTGAGAAGGTGGAAGCGAACAAGATTCGTATAATGTCTGGTGCCCCACTGCCATTCGTCTTATTGACGAGAATGATGACTCTGTCGTTGGTTAACCTAATGGGAAACTTTCCAACAGAGTTTGAAAGTGCAGTGGGCGTAGATGCTACTGGTAAAGATTGGGCTTACATAAAGGATGTTTTGACACTATTTGGGACCAACCGAATGGGTGCAGGTGATTACAAGCAATACGACATGACCATGCCTGCAGAGCTAACAACAGCAGCTTTTGAACTCATTAAATGGATTCTTCAAGAAGCTGGCTGGGATGATGAGATGATCAAGCTCTTTGAAGGCCTGGCTACAGAGTGTATTTTTCCCTGGTATGAGAACGATGGTGTGATCTATCAGGCTTTGCGCTCTCTGCCATCAGGCC